GCACCGTCACCGTCACGGGGGCGCCGGCCGCCTCCGCCCGGAGGGCATGATCCTGCGGGACCTTCGCGCCGGACGCGACTGCCTTGCCACGGGTCTGGGACATGATTCATCACCTTCTGGGGGGAGCGGGGGATCGGGCGGCCCAGCCCCAGAGGCTCCCCCGATCACAGAGAGGCCGGGCCGCTGCCAGCAAATATAGCACACCGGCAGACTGTAGACTTGCGCCGGGCCGCCGGCGTGCTATACACTAGCCTTACACACACCGATGGAAGGACCCCCGAAATGACCACTAGTGCAGCACAGTTCGCCGCCGCCCGCCGCAGCTACCGGGCCGCCAAGGCCGCCGTCAAGGAGGCGAAGAAGACCGGCGACAAGGAAGCCATCGCCGCCGCCAAGCAGGCCAGGAAAGAGGCCTGGACCGCTCGGGAGGATGCCCGCAAGGGACACGTCCAGGCGTCCGGCGGCTACGCCGGCATCGCAGCACAGCTTACCGACGCCATGGCCGGCCGGGACCCCGCATATGAGTGGGAAACCGTCAGGGCCGACCATCCCGAGCTCAAGCACCGTGCCGCCGCCGGCGTCGCTACCGGCATGCTCACCGGATCCAAGCTCCTCGGGGCAGCCGTCGCAGCATCCAGCCGCACCACCGGCGAAGGCCACGCCTCCCGCGAACGCGCCCGGGCCATCAGCCGGGTCGAGGCCCTCAAGGCCGCCGGCTGGGAGCTCGTCGACGAGGTAGACTACCCCGCCCGCAAGGGCGGCTACACCGAGTGGACGCTCCGCCGCCACCGCTGACACAGGGCAGCAGGAAGGGCCGCACCCCAGGGTGCGGCCCTTCCCTTACGCGCCGGTATCAGCTAGGAAGCATCGCCGGGGCGGTCGTGACCATGATCGGGTCCTCAGTCAGCTCCAGGCTGTACGAGAAAGTACCCGCGTCAGTCGGGGACCACTTGTAGTCCGACCTCTTGATCAGGTCCAGGCCCGGGAAAATGTACCGGAACTTGACGTTGTCGTGCAGAATGTCGTAGGTGTCCCAGATGCCGCACAGGTGGATGATGCCGCGGGCCCTCTTGAACTTGATCTGCACGTAGTCCTTCGCGCCGTCAGGGGCGGTCGGGTCGGTCTTCTTCTCGGAAGCGGTACCGTCCAGGTTCCACAGGGCGATCTTGAGCTTGTGCTCCATGATGTCCGCGGTGAACGTGGTGGACGACTTGTCGACATACTTGCCGACGACGCCGTGACCCTGATGGCCCTGAATCTCCTTGGACGAGTCGTCCATCTTCAGGGCCGCGCCGTCATCGGTCAGCCAGCCGCAGTCGACCAGACCGTCCGGCGCCTTCGCGTACGGCGCCAGGTCCTTGATCTGACCGGCCAGACCGACGCCGCCCAGGTACAGGGTGTCATCGTCCGAACCGAAAATGTGGACGTTCTTAGAATTTACAGCCACAGTTTTTCCCTCCTTACTGGACCAGCACTGTCAGCTGGTATGTTGCCTCGCACCGCGGCAGTGGCACGTCAGGGTCGGGGGAAGGCTGCGGCGCGGCCCCTGAAACCCGCGCTACGGGGAGACTCGACCGTGACGGGCACTCGTACATGGCCTCGTCCACGGCCTCGGCCAGGGCCATCGCCTCCGCGACAGAGCCGGCGAAACAATACGCCACCACCTGCCAGCCGTACAGGTGGCGGGCACGGCCGGACCCGCCCGCCGGCACAAGCAGCACGAACCGGGCGGGCACATCGTCCGGCTGCTCAGGGCGCGTCGCGACGACAGGGCAGCCGACGCGACCTGGAAGCCAGCCCAGCAGTCCCTCAAGAATATCCGGCGGCCTCACAGCGGCCCCCCGACGGCCCGCTGAAGCACGGCGTCACGCGCCTGCGCCTTCTTCGCCTTCCACGTGATCGTCCACAGCACACCCCGCGGGCGCGTGCCGGCCGTGTGTATCTCATGCCCGAACCCGTCGCCCGCCGCCGCCGCGGCCGCCTCGGTGCGCTCGGCCACCATCCGGGTAACCTCCGGCCCCCTCAACAACTGCCCGAACGCGCTGTTGTCCCACTGAATCTTCACGCCTTCTCAGTCCCCTTCAGCGTCACATGCGTACCCAACGGGTACACTGCCGGACGGCCATCCACCAGCCATTCGGCACCGTCGACGACAAGCCGGTCGGACGCGGTGACGTCCACCCGCACGCCAGGCCAGTACAGGGCCGGGGACGATATGACCGCCGCCACCCCGGGCTCGGCCGGCTCCCGCGTCCCGCCCGGCGCGAACAGGCCGTCAGGAAGAGGGCTGTCAGCCCACTCGCCCGGGATCGGGTTACCGTACCGGTCCTTCCCTAGCGACGCGCCCCGCCTGCGCCGCACAACCCGCACCTTCCACGCGGCCCGCACCGAGACGCTCACGGCTCAGCCACCCAGCACCGGCTGCCCCGCCGCGGCCCATACCAGCGAGCCACAGCCAGATCATCCGGGGACAGGGCGATCTGCCCAGACGTCGCCCACGACGCGAAACCGACCGTCTCCGCGAACGGGCCATTCGTCACAGACCGGGACGTCACACCGGCCGCCACCCCACTGTCCGCGCTCGCAAGCACGCGGGCCGCCGCAGCAGCCACCTGAAGCTGCACCTCGTCCGGCACCTTCTCCCAGCCCGACGTGAACGTCACCCTCAGAAGCGCCCCGTCGTCCGCGACCGCGACCGTCGCATACGAGCCGTGGTCGACGAACTCGACCGGGGCGCCATCCTCGTCCTCCACCGAGATGATACGGGTGACATGCCCGAACAGCGGCCGCACACGGCCCCGCCCGACCTTCACCAGGCCGGTGCGGGTCGCAGGGGTGAACGCATACCCGGAGGCCGCATCCATCTTCACCGAGACCGCGGCCACGGCCGCGCCGGCACGGGCCCGCTCACCATCGGCGAGGGGCCTGCCCAGCGCGGCCTCAACCTGCGTCTCGGACGCCAGTTCGATCATGCGCCGACGTACACCTGAACCGCGTCAGGGCGGATCACCTTACCGCCGTACACGTGCAGGCCGCGCACCCGGTCGGCGAACTTGTTGTCCGCCCGAAGACTCTCGGTCTTATCGATCTGGGACGCGTACACGAAGCCCTCCGCGACCAGGCCGATCGCGGTCGGCTTCGTGTCGGGCAGGTACGGGTCGGTGATCACCTGCATGCCGATGAGCCGGCCGACCGTGCCCTCACGGATCGCGGTCGAATCGCCGACCCCCTGAAACGAGGTCAGCTTCGACGCGTCCGAGAGCAGCTGCTCCTCGAACGAGGGGGAGATGATCGCGTACCTGCCGGCCGAGGGGACCTTCTTGGCGTTGAGGGCCTTACGGATGGCGACGAGGGCCGCGTACGCGCTGCCCCAGTCAGTGATCGGCTTGGTGCCGGCCAGCTTGGTGCCGCCAGCAGCCAGCATGCCGGCAAGGTAGGACTCCGCGTCCTCGACGAGAGCCGCGGCGGCGGACCTCGTGTAGGCGCCCATCACGTCCGCGTTCGACTGGGCCTCGTCAATGTCGTCGACGAAGAAGTCGAACGCCTTCTCCTGGTCGATCAGCAGGTCAACGCCGGTCGAAGCGACGTCGTCCGCGGCGGTCGTGCGCTTACCGGAAACGCCGGTCTTGTAGTCCTTCACCTTGACGTCGACGACGCCGGGGATGTGGATCTTGTTTCCGGACTTCGCGTCGCCCTCGTAGGAGCGGTTGGCGATGGATGCGAGGATCGTCCCGCTGTGGAACTGCTCGATGATGTTCGCGGACCAGACTTCTGGAATGAAGTTCTCGATTGCCACGGTTTTTCCTTTCTGGCCCGCGCAGCGGGCCGGCTGTTACCGGCCTCGTCTCATGAGGTCGGCGAGTTGGCCCTTCTTCTGGGCCACCATGATCTCCCGCGGCGTCATGGACTTCAGGTCGTCGCGGGTCAGCTGCTTCGGGTCGCCTACCTTCTCGCCCCGCTCGCCAGCGGCGGCCGCAGGGGTGCCCTTCGGCTTGGCCGCGTCGCGCCAGGCGATCAGCCGGTCGGCGATCTGCGTGAGCGCATCCTCGTCCCCGTCGGGCAGCAGGTCAGGGTCGATGCCCTTCTGCGCTGCGACACGCGCCTTCGCGTTGGCCTTTTCGGCCTGCGCGGCGCGCACCTCGGCCTTTTCGGCCCGCTCGATCGCCTTCTGGAGCTCGGACTTGTTCTTCTCCGAGGCCTCGTCGTAGAGGCTCGCCTTTTCGGCGTTCTCCTTCGCCCGCGCCTCGTTTTTGCGCGACATCGACTTCCACTTCTCCAGCTCGGCCTGGAGCTGCGCGAGCTCGCTGGCACCGCTGGTCGCGGCGGACCCCGGCTGGTCGGTGGATTCGGTATCGTCTGCCATTTCGGCCCTCCTGTCAGTCGGCTAGCCGGGCCGCCTCCGCGGGGCCGCGATGATGCTGCCCCGCCCACGCGAGGGTGGGCCCGTACTCGCCGTGATCGTAGACGGTGATCTTTTCGCCGCCGTCTACGACTATCTTACCATCCTCGTTGTGCAGGGTGATTCCTCGGTAGTCGTCGCCGCCGCCGCCGTGCCCGCCGGACGCCGCCGCGTCGTAGCCGGCCTCGCCGACGGCCTCGTGCGTCCTCCGCACAATGTCGGCGTCGGAGCGGCGCATCGCGTCCGTGTAGCGGCGCAGCGGCTGCACGGTGCAGTCGCATCCCGGATGGATCGGCATCAGATGGCCGGCCTGGTAGACCTGGGTGGACGCGAGCATGCATAGGGCGCAGGTTTCCGCGCCGGTCACGACACGCCTGTACCGGCTGCCGGGCGGCATGGAACTTGCCGCCTGGGCCCGCATGGCCAGCTGAATGTCGCCGGCGACGAGCTGCATGAGCCGCTTCTCGCCGGCGACGGAGGCCTCGGTGATGGACGCCCCCTTTGACAGGGCGGTCCAAACCTGTTCCCCGGGCCGCCGGTACACCTCCTCCGGGGGGGCGCCGCCGCGCAGCTGCGCTGGGTCGATCATCGCGGCGCTGCTCTCGCCCCAACCGGCGATCTGGGCGGCTGGGGTGAGGTAGGCGTCGGTGAGCCTTGCGACGGTGATCTGCCCGGCCTGCACGTGCGGCACGATCGCGCTGATCATTTTCTCGATGTCCGCGTCATGATATGAGGCCATCATGCCCCAGTAGCGGCGGGCGTAGTCCTCGACGACGGCCCGCACCTGCGCGACGGCCGCCTGATGCTGCGCGGTCAGCTGGTCGAGGTCAGCCGGCATCAGCCGGCCGCCTCACCCGGGCGACCGGCTGATGC